ATATAAAGCATTAGACATTGGAACTGCCATGTCTTTATTTTCAAATAGTGGTTCTACTAATGTTGCTACAATGACTAATAATGGTTATTTGAATTCAGGTGCTAGTCAATGGACTTATAAAGTTGCTGATGAAGCAACCATGTATTCTCAAGTTCATGGAGACCATAGATTTTCAACAGCAGCTTCAGGTTCAGCAGGTGGTGCTATTACTTGGAGTGAAAAAGTTCGTATTACTGCTGATGGCAACGTTGGAATTGGAGCGCCGAGCCCAGGAACAGGTTCCAGCAGTTTGACAACTCTTACTGTTGATGGTGCTATTATGACTACAAACAGTAGTACAGCTGGAATTGTTTATTGTTATGAACAAAGATTTAATGGGTCAAACAATTTAACCCTAGGGTATAAAACAAACGGGTCAACACACACTGCAGCTCAAATAGCGGCACAAAATAATCTAGGTTTAACATTTGTTACCCAGGGTTCAGAAAAGATGAACATTGGTAATTATGTCGTACCTAAAATGAATTTCCATTATGCTAATAATAACATTTATGTTGTAAATACCACAGGCGATGAACATTCCAGTTCAGCTGGGATTATGATATTAAAACAACAAATTTCAGTCAGTGCAGGAAGTAAAATAATAGTTTGGTACGATAGTGGTCAAATACTTAATAACAATCAGGGTGGTAATGGTTCAACTAATAGTAATCCACAAATTGCTGTATATGTCAGTACAAATAGTTCAGCTCCTAGTAGAGGCTCTGCGAATATGATTAATAACAACACAGACCACTACCTGTATCCTGCGGGTAATATTGGGTCAGCTAGGATTAAAATGAATGGTATGGGAGCAACTGGAACACTATCAACAGCGGGAACATATTACATTTATATATATGGTGGCTCATATAATAGTGGGCAGTATACGTTTAATTACCAAAACTCTTCAGGTAATACCAGAGGGTCCAGTATAATATGGGCGGAGATAATAGCATGATAGAAAGTTTAATACAAGAAGAAAAAGATATTTACACAGGTTATCCAGTAGCTTTAGGAAATTTAAAACCAGGAGCAAGTTGGAGTATGTCAGGAAATGATTACAATACTTTAGAATGGCATGACACTAACACACTTACAAAGCCAACTAAAGCAGAAGTAGATGCTGAAGTTTTAAGACTCACAAATGAGTGGAATACTAAACAACTCAATATAGGATTACAAAGACAAGGGGAATATCCTCCACTGGCAGATTTTGCTGATGCGATGTATTGGAGCAGTAAAGGCGATGATAGTAAATTAACATCATATTATGAAAAATGTGATGCTGTAAAAACAAAATACCCTAAGGTATAATAACGGACTAATAATATGGCACTAACAAAAATACCAGCAAATTTATTAGATAAATCAGCTCATGTTGATTTTGCTGATAACGAAAAGATAAGATTAGGAGATTCACAAGATTTACAGATTTATCATGATGCTAGCAACTCATATATAAAAGACCAAGGTGATGGTCAATTAGTCCTAGATGGTAATGGTGTTATACTTCAATATAGTACAGGGACAAAATTTGCCACAACCTCATCAGGTGCATCAGTAACTGGTAATCTTGCAGTATCAGGTAATCTCACAGTAAGTGGAACGACTACCGAATTAGATACAACAAATTTAAATGTCACAGATAAAAACATAACACTTAACTATCATGCTTCCAGTGATACTTCATCTAATGCAGATGGAGCTGGTCTTACAATACAAGATGCAGTTAATGCTTCAACAGATGCAACACTTAATTGGTCTGCCGCAAACGACAGATTTGTAATGTCACATGGCTTACAAGTAACTTCAGGCAATGTTGGAATTAGAACGAGTAGTCCAGACTATACATTAGAACTAGTCGGCGATTCTATGATCGGAGATGCTTCTGCAGTAACGAGTCCAGCATTTGCTGCACAACAAAATATTGTTAAAAGTTTTCAGTATGGTACAAACGGTATAGGACGAGCCGGAAACTTATATCTTCTTAATACAAACACAAATAGAGACTCAGGATTCCTAACATTTGGTGCTTATTATAATAATACAAATAATTTATATTACCAAACTGGTGGTATCGGTGGTGGTAAAGAAACTGCAGCTGGTAGTGGTTGGGGTGGTTACTTATCTTTCTGGACTACTTCAGACGGTACAGCAGGTGCTGCAAGCGCCCAATTTGAACATATGCGAATTAATGCTGATGGCAACGTTGGTATAGGAGATACTTCGCCTGACAATAAATTAAGTATCAGAGCAGCATCTACTATTGGAACTAAAAATGGTCATATTATGCTTACTGGAGATAGTGCTACAAATGGTCAGGGACCACAAATAGTATTTTCCGAAAGTGGTGGCAGTAGTGATTTTGCCGGTGCTTCAGTAGGTTATGCAAGAACTGGAAGTAATGGTATTGGATACTTAATGTTTGCTACAAGAGGAACTTCAGGAGATGCAAATACTGTACCAACCGAAAGAGTGCGTATTTCAGCAGAAGGCTATATGCAAATGGGAACTTCCATAGGCAATTCTGGTTACAGTGCAAAGTTTAATATAGTTGATAACGCAGGTACTAGTTCCCTTATAAAATTAAGAAACGGCACAGGTAATAAATCAATTCAACTTTATGGAGACAATAATGTTGAGTATGGGTTTGTAGGGTTAGATACTCATTCGGGTGCAGCTAATCTATTGCTCGGTTCTGCTGATAATCGTAGCATTAGAATGCAGTCTGGTGGAATGCAAATAGAACTCACAGACGGTCAAGGTGGTACTAGCGCAACAGACACAGGTTCACTAAGTATTACAAATACTGACATATCTGGAGGTGGCCAAGTTTACAACATAAGGTCTGGCAGATATTTGCAAAGTAATGGAACAGGTTGGGGTACTCCGGATGGTTTAAACCCTGCAGTTGTAATTGCAAAAGATGACAATACCACGAATGATAGAAGTATGCCTGGCCTCATTTTACATAACGAAGACAGTACAGATGATGCTTATGGACCTTCACTAAGTTGGGGTTCTAGGTCGACTTCAGGTGCTTATAATACAAGTTATGCTTGGATTATAGGAAATCCTACAGGCAATGGCCCAGATACCAATTGGAAGGCAGGGCAACTAGAACTATACACTCAAGGTTCCGCTTATGTTGCAACAAAACCAGGCATTAGAATTACTTCAGCTGGATTAGTACAAAAACCAAGACAGTATGATGCAAATGGTTTCTTTTGGTTAAGAGGAACAGCTAATCCTAGTGGTCAAACAGGAACACAACCAGTTGTTTTTACTGTACGAGCTCAAGCAGGAAGCGGAAATACAAGTCTTACTTCAGGAAGATACACTACACCAGTAGAAGGTATATACCACTTTAGTACAAATGTAAGAATTGATGCTGCATCAAATAATACCGGTTATTTTAGAATAGCATTTTATACAGGAACAACTCATGATGTTAGTCAAACTAGCTATGGACAAGGTCATAGTATATATGGACCAGGTAGTTATTCACAGAACTATTTTAGTATGCAAACAAGCTGGTCAGTTTATTTAGCTGCAGGTGTAGAAGTGGGTGTAGCTGTTAGATTTAATTCAGGTTCATATACTATACACCAAGAATCTCAATTTTCAGGACATTTAGTAGGATAATATTATGGCAAATACAATACAAGAACTAGAAGCAAGAATAACTACATTGGAAGGATAAACTCTTATAAATAGATTATAATAGGAATAAATAATGGCAAAACCAAATAGTAAAACAACATTTATAAATTACTGCTTAAGAAGTTTAGGTGCGCCTGTAATAGAAATCAATGTTGATGATGACCAAATAGATGATAGAGTAGACGAAGCTCTTCAATTCTATCAGTTTTACCATGCTGATTCTATTGAAAAAATGCATTTAAAGCATAAAGTAACTAATTCAGAATTAACATTAACTGGTGCAGTTGCTGGTAATTTCTCAGTAGGAGAAAAGATTACTGGTTCAAATTCTGGAGCAATTGCTACAATTAAAACAGCAACTGGAAATAAGATTACATACAGCGCTTTAAAAGATTCAAACACGCCATTTAGCACAGAAACAATAACTGGTGAAGCATCAGGCGCAACAGCCGTGATAGCATCTATTGCAAAGGGTGATATCGAAAACGGATACATTACTTTAAATGATTTAGTAAGAGATGTTGTAAGAGTTATGCCTATAAGAGATACTGTATCATCAACTGATATGTTTGATATCAGATATCAAATGCATTTAAACGATATTCATTCAGTTGGATTTATGGGTAGTCTTACTGATTACGTAATGTCACAACAATTTTTATCGCTTTTAGACCAAGTTATAGATTCGGACGAAAAACATATTAACTTTGAAAGACATAAAAACCAATTGCGCATTGATATGGATTGGGATAAAGAAGTTGAGGTTAATGATTATATAGTCATTGAATGTTATAGAGTAATAGACCCTGATACATATACAGATGTATACAATGATTATTTCTTAAAAAGATATGCAACAGCATTAATCAAAAGACAATGGGGTACAAACTTAATCAAGTTCGAGGGTATGGTAATGCCAGGTGGCGTAACATTTAATGGACGTCAAATATTTGATGATGCAAACGAAGAAATTACAAGATTAGAGGAAGAAGCTAGATTGAACTGGGAACAGCCAGTCGACTTCATGACAGGATAAACCATGCCGAGAAACGTATACTTTTCTCAGGCCGTCAAAAGTGAACAACACTTATATGAAGACCTGATAATAGAATCCCTAGGAATATATGGACAAGATGTCTATTACATTCCACGTACAATAGTAAATAGAGACAGTGTTTTAAATGATGACCCTGCGTCAACATTTGATGATGCTTACCTTATGGAAATGTATATTGATAATCCAGAAGGCTTTGATGGTGCTGGTGATTTATATAGTAAGTTTGGTTTAGATATAAAAGATGAAGCTACATTTATAGTATCACGTAGAAGATGGGATGATAAAGTTGGTACCTTTTCTGATAATGTAGAAAATCCAAGACCAATGGAAGGAGATTTAATCTTCTTACCAATGACAAATAATTTCTTTGAAATTAGTTTTGTTGAAGACGAACAACCATTTTATCAATTATCAAACTTACCAGTCTATACTATGAAGTGTTCATTGTTTGAATACAATGACGAAGATTTCGAAACTGGTATTGTAGATATAGATGACAACGTATCTCAAGTTGGATATCAATTACCAATAGATGTAACTATTTCTGGTGGAACTCATTTCGAAGTTGGTGAAATTGTAAGACAAACTGTAGATTCAAGTGTCACACCTAATGTAATCGTATTTGGAGAAGTTCAACAAAGAACTAAATCATCAGATATATTAAGTAAAATATGGGTGTCTAATATTGGAACAACTGGTTCAAATTTGGCTAAAACGTTTACTCAAGGCGGAACAATAACAGGAGATACATCAACTTATAGTGGTACAATTGCTAAAGTATATAGCGATTTGACAGATACCACAGGTACTTCTTGGTCAACAGATGAACAAGCTCAAAACATAGAATTTGAAATAGACGCAGATGGATTTATAGATTTTTCAGAAGCTAATCCATTTGGCGACCCATCGGAGACTTACTAATGTTTGGAGACCATTTCTATCATTCAACAATGAGAAAGTCAGTGGCTGTATTTGGTACACTGTTTAATAATATTCAAGTAGTAAGAAAGAAAGCTGACGGTAGTACTATAAACCAAATAAGAGTTCCTCTTGCTTATGGACCTAAAGATAAATATTTAGCTCGTATTGATAGTAGCGCAACTTCATCAATGGGTATTAAATTACCAAGAATGGCATTTGATATAACAGGTATTACCTTAGACACTACTCAAAAAATGGCTAAGAGAAATATTATATCAGAAACACATGGGTCAGATATTACTAAAAAGAAAACAATAAAACATTATACTTCTTATGATATTGGTATGTCATTATATATTTTAGCTAAAAATCAAGATGATGGACTACAAATTGTTGAACAAATATTACCGTATTTTCAACCAGAATATAACGTTACCATTACACCAGTTGCAGGATTTAATTATAAACAAGATGTTTCTGTTATACTTGGTGGTATTAGTATTGATGACCAGTATGAAGGAGACTTTACTGAAAGAAGAGTACTTACATATCAATTAGATTTTACAATGAAGATGAAATTCTTCGGTCCAACATCTGACCAAAAAATTATACGTGAAGTTAATTTAGACTTCCATGAAAAAGATAATGTCGGCAGAATGTTCGAAGAAATGGACTTTACTGTTGGTGGCTCAGATACTGCAGATAGCTTCACAGTAACTGAAACTAAAACTGAAGGTGGGTAATGGATAAAAAAGAAAAAATGACAGCAAGTTTAGAAAAGAATTTGCCAGCAGTTAACAATAGACCTATAAAGATAGATAAAGATATTAAAGACGATTATGATTTTTCTCGTAAAACATATAAAGACTTAATATACACTGGGACTCGTTCAATGGATGTACTTGCTGAATTAGCGAGAGAATCTGAACATCCAAGAGCATTTGAAGTACTTGCTCAAACAATAAAAAGTATTAGTGATACTACTGAAAAGCTTATGTCTTTGCAAAAGAAAAAGAAAGAGTTAACGGCAGAAGAAGACGAAAAGCAAAAAAACGTGACGAATAATAATATGTTTGTAGGTAGTACAACAGACTTACAAAGATTGTTATTAAATAGAGATAATGTGATTGATGCAAAAGTTAAAAAATAATGAGTTTGGTTATCTAGGCAATCCTCAAGTAAAAAGAGATGGCGTAGAAACCGAATTTACAAAAGAAGACATTCTAGAATACCAAAGATGTATGCAAGACCCAGCATATTTTGCTAGGACATATATCAAAATTATAAATCTAGACGAGGGCTTAGTACCATTTGATTTATATCCTTATCAAGAAAAAATGTTTAATCATTTTAACGATAATAGATTTAGTATAGTATTAGCATGTCGACAAAGCGGCAAATCAATATCTTCAGTTGTATATCTTTTATGGTATGCAGTGTTTCATCCAGAAAAAACAATTGCAATATTGGCCAATAAAGGAGCAGTAGCAAGAGAAATGCTCGCGCGTATTACGCTCGCGCTAGAGAATTTACCATTCTTTTTACAGCCTGGATGTAAGGCTTTAAATAAAGGAAGCATAGAGTTTAGTAATAATAGTAAGATAATAGCTTCAGCTACAAGTGGTAGTTCAATAAGAGGTATGTCTATTAATTTATTATTCCTTGATGAGTTTGCATTTGTAGAAAATGATGCACAATTCTATACATCAACATATCCTGTAGTATCATCTGGTAAAGATACTCAGATTATAATATGTTCTACCGCAAATGGAATAGGTAATGTGTACCATAAGCTATGGGAAGGCGCAGTACAAAAGACAAATGAGTTTTATCCATTTAGAGTAGATTGGTGGGATGTTCCAGGAAGAGATGATAAGTGGAAAGAGACCACGGTATCTAATACTTCTGAATTACAGTTTGAACAAGAGTTTGGTAACACGTTTCATGGAAGAGGTAATACATTAATTAGTGCTAATCATTTGTTAGCTCAAATAAGTATAGACCCAGAGTTTTTTAAAGAAAATGTGTACATATATAAACAGCCGATTGAAGGCCATGAATATGTAATGACAGTTGATGTTTCAAAAGGTAGAAACCAAGATTATAGCACATTTACTATAATCGATGTAAGTGAACAACCATTTGAACAAGTAGCTGTATTTAGAGATAACAATATATCTCCGATGTTATTACCAGATATTATATACAAGTATGCAAATACATATAACGAAGCTTATGTAGTAGTTGAAAGCAACGACCAGGGTGCTGTAGTTTGTAATGGTTTATATTATGATTTAGAATACGAACATATGTTTGTAGAATCATCAATCAAAGCAAATGCTCTTGGTGCTACAATGACAAGAAGAGTAAAGCGTATTGGTTGTTCAAGTATAAAAGACTTAATAGAACAAGGTAAGCTTAAAATTAATGATGCTAATACAATTGTAGAAATGAGCACATTCGTAAGTAAGGGGAATAGTTATATGGCTCAATCTCCAAATCATGATGATTTAATGATGAACTTAGTTCTTTTTGCTTGGTTTACTACAACAGACGTATTTCAAGCTTTAACAAATATTGATATGAAGGATATGTTATATAGAGAAAGATTGGCTGCAATACAGGATGATATGTTACCGTTTGGTTTTCTCGAGAGTGGGAACTATGAAAAGGATAAATATACTAAAGACGATGATGGGAACATCTGGTTCGAACAAGAGTGGACAGGAAATGCAAAATTTTAACGACTTTACAACTGGAAAAACAGTAATAACAGAGGAAGAAAAAAGCTATAGGTATGTATACTTATGGTATGATGACCCTGAAGACCCTGATGACCCAGAAGCTACAGCAGATGATTTTATAAAAGAAGGAGATTCTGTAGGTTTAAAAGGATTTAAAGTTGATGTACAAGGCGCTTATTCTGATTTAGAAGATGGAGTAAGGTATATCTACGATGGTATGACTGATAAAAAAGAAAGAAAGTTTAGAATAGATGAAAACACATTAGTATTTGTAAGAGCTCCAGTCACTAAAAGAAAAGCTTGGTCAGACTTTTTAACTCAGTTAGAAAGAGCTGGTGTTGTATGTGTTAACACTCGTGCATGTATGGAGATAACATCTGATAAATATAGATGTAGTTTATATCTTGCTGAAGCAGAGCTAGCTCAGCCTAAAACAGTTTTAGTTCATCATCCAGAAAAAGCAATACCTGCTATGGAAAGACTTGGCGCTAAATATCCAGTTATTCTTAAAACACTTACAGGTTCATTAGGTATTGGTGTTATTAAAGTAGATTCAGAAAGTTCATTACATTCTACTGTACAGTTACTATATAAATTAGACCCAAACATGGGTGTCTTATTGCAAGAAATGATTCAGGACTTTACATTTGATATACGTGCTCATGTTATTGGTGGTAAATTTCATGGCGCTATTAAAAGACCTGTAGTAGCAAAAGACTTTAGAAGTAATGTATCACTTGGTTCTAAACCAGCTCCGATTGAGTTAACTGAGTTAGAAATAGAACATGTCGAAAGAGCGGCTAAAGCTGTTGATGGTTTGTGGGTTGGGGTAGATATATTCCCATCTAAAGATAGAAAAACAATACCACCTATGTTTATCGAAATTAATTCAACACCAGGCACAAAAGGATATAGAAAAGCTACTGGAGAAAACCTAGCTAAAAATATATTAGTAAAATTTAAAAATAGGGATTATTGGCTTAAACCTAATACATATAAATCAATGTTTGAAGACAAGATACAAACAGATAGTATGGAGTTTGACGGAGATACTGTTAAATGGACTAAAGATGGTATACAATACGAACATGATATAATTGGTATATCAAATAAAAATCCTATAATAGAACATAATTCTATCGAAGTTGAGTTACTTCGTTAGAAAACAAATTGTTATAAATAAGTATGTATTGAATATTCTTATTATGACACATATTAACTAACTCAAATAGAGGACAAAGCGATGGCATTTCAAGTATCACCAGGCGTCGAGGTAAAAGAAATCGACGCAACGAATGTAGTTCCAGCCGTATCAACCAGCATTGGTGGATTCGCAGGCGCATTCAACTGGGGTCCAGTGGAGCAATTAGTAACAGTAAGTTCTGAACAAGAACTTGCCGCGACTTTTGGCGCTCCAGACGATTCCACAGCTAAACACTTCTTAGTAGCAGCATCTTTTTTAAAGTATGGTAATGCACTAAAAGTGGTTCGAGTAGCTTCCGGTCATTTAAACGCGACCGCACAGGGTACAGGACAGCTGATAAAAAATAATGAAGATTATGCGAATAATTATGCAGCGGGTCAGCTAAATTTGGGTAATTGGGCAGCTAAACATCCAGGCGTACTGGGTAATAGCTTAAAGGTATCAATGATTTCACATAGTGGAAGTAACTCCGTTTTTAACGGATGGGCTTACGCTGGAAATTTTGATGCTGCACCAGGTACATCTACATCAGCAGCTGCTGTCGGCGTTTCAAACGACGAATTGCATATTGCAGTTATAGATGAAGACGGAGCAATCTCCGGAACAGCTGGGACAGTATTAGAAACATTTGGGTTTGTATCACAAGCTTCAGATGCTAAGAAAGACGATGGTACCTCACTTTATTACGTTGATGTTATTACTACTCAATCTAACTATATTCGTTGGATTGACCATAATACAGCTAACTTAAATGAAGCCGGATTTACCCTAGCAGCAGCGAAAGCAGCCAACACAGATAGTGAAGGCGCTAGCCAATTTAAGACTCATACTTCATCGATTGAGGATTCACTTACAGGTGGAACCGACGATAACGCACCAACAGTTGGAGAAATAGCAACCGGATTCGATCTTTTATCCGATGCAGAAACTGTAGATGTTAACTTACTTTTTGCAGCAGCAGACGCCGATGGCGCTGAAACAATTGCAGAAGATTTAATATCAATAGTAAATGCAAGGAAAGATTGTATGGCATTTATATCTCCACCACTAGAAGACACTGTTAACAATGCTACTCCAGCAGCAAGCGTAAAAGCTTTTGCTGATGGTTTAACATCAACATCTTACGCTTCATGTGATTCAACAGCATTATATGTATATGACAAATATAACGACAAATACAGATATATCGCTGCTTCAGGACACATGGCAGGACTTTGCGCAAATACTGATTCAGTAGCTGATGCATGGTTCTCACCAGCTGGAGTAAACAGGGGTCAACTTTTAGGAGTAACTAAATTAGCATTTAATCCTAAGAAAGCAGACAGGGATTCTTTATATAAAGCAAGAGTCAATCCTATAGTATCATTACCTGGACAAGGTACTTTACTATTTGGAGACAAAACTTTATTAAGTAGACCTTCAGCATTCGATAGAATTAATGTTAGAAGGCTGTTTATAGCATTAGAAAAGGCAGTTAGCACCGCAGCTAAAGCACAACTTTTCGAATTTAACGACGAATTTACAAGAGCACAGTTCAGAAACTTAGTTGAACCGTTCTTAAGAGACGTCAAAGGTAGACGTGGACTTTCAGACTTTTCAGTAGTCTGTGATACCACTAACAACACTAGCTCAGTAATTGATGGTAATAAATTTGTAGCTGATATCTTTATCAAGCCTGCAAGAAGTATTAACTTCATAACATTGAGCTTCGTAGCAACTAGGTCCGGAGTAGAATTCTCCGAGATCTCAGGTTCATAGGAGAATAAGACATGGCAATATTAGGCGTAGACGATTTTAAATCAAAATTAGTAGGCGGTGGAGCAAGGTCTAACCTTTTCAAGGTGACTATGAACTATCCGAGTTATGCACAAGGCGATGTTGAACAAACATCTTTCATGTGTAAGACAGCTCAAATGCCTGCATCAATTATAGCACCTATCCCTGTATTATTCAGAGGTAGAACATTGCAAATAGCTGGTGACAGAACATTTGACCCATGGACAATTACTGTAATCAACGATGTTGATTTTACAGTTCGTAACGCTATGGAACGTTGGATGAATGGTATTAATGGACATAACGAAAACACAGGATTATCTAATCCTACTGACTATCAATCAGACGCAATTGTTGAACAATTGAATAAGGCTGGAGAAGTTACTAAGAAATATGACTTTAGAGGTCTATTTCCAACTAACATTTCTGAGATAGAAGTAAGTTATGACTCTGAAAATACTATAGAAGAGTTCACAGTTGAATTCCAGGTACAATACTGGGAATCAGACACTACTTCGTAGGTATATAAATAATATTAGACGAGGGGATATAATGTCCCCTCTGATAGTATTGAGGTAAATGTATGGCTGAATTATTTGGCTTTGAAATAAATAGAAAGAGTTCTAAACAAAAAGAACTACCTTCATTCGTTCCTAAGACGGACGAGGATGGCTCGGGTGTAATTCAAGCGGGCGGTCATTTTGGCGCGTACATCGATATGGATGGCGACAAGTTCAAAAATGAAGTCGACTTGATACTAAAATACAGAGATATAGCATCACAACCAGAATGCGATGCCGCTGTTGAGGACATAGTAAATGAATCAATAGTAGGTAATAATGATGAGTCACCTGTTAATTTAGTATTAGACGAATTAGAAATATCAGACAAAATGAAAGACGCTGTCAAATTTGAATTTGAGACAGTCCTTAAATTGTTAAACTTTAACGCGTACGCTCATGATATATATCGTAAATGGTATATTGATGGAAGGCTGCCGTATCATATTATAATAGATAAAAACTCGCCTAAAAAAGGTATTCAAGAACTGCGATATATCGATCCTACCAAATTAAGAAAGGTGAAAGAGATTGAAGAAAAGCAGGACCCTAAAACAGGCGCTAAGATTATAGAAAAAAGCGATGAGTTCTTTTTATTCCAAGACAAATTAATGTCTGGAGCAGAACAAGGATTAAAAATATATCCTGATGCAATTGCATACTGTACATCTGGTCAAATGGACCCAGGTAGAAAAAGAATATTATCTTATTTACATAAAGCTTTAAAACCAGTGAATCAGCTGAGAATGATGGAAGATTCACTAGTCATATACAGAATATCACGGGCCCCAGAACGTAGGATATTTTATATTGATGTTGGTAATTTACCTAAGGGTAAAGCCGAAGAATACTTAAGAGGTATCATGAATCAATATAGAAACAAGTTGGTATATGACGCATCGACTGGTGATATCAAAGACGATAAAAAACATATGAGTATGTTAGAAGACTTTTTCCTACCAAGAAGAGAAGGTGGAAGAGGTACTGAAATCACCACGCTACCAGGCGGCGAAAACTTAGGACAAATAGATGATATTATATACTTCCAAAAGAAATTATATAAGTCACTTAATGTTCCAGTTGATAGATTAGAACAAGAAGCTTCGTTTACACTAGGTAGAACTAGTGAAATAACAAGAGATGAAGTAAAGTTTAAGAAGTTCATAGACAGATTAAGAAAAAGATTTTCTGATTTGTTTATGCAATTATTAAAAACTCAATTATTACTCAAAGGTATTATTACTGAGAGTGATTGGAAAGATTGGAAAGAAAGTATTGCCTTTGATTATATTGAAGATAACTATTTTTCTGAACTTAAACAATCAGAAATGTTGAGAGAAAGATTTGATATGCTAGGAAACCTAGATGAATATGTGGGTAAATACATATCAAATGAATGGATACGTAAAAACGTATTACGTCAGACTGATGATGAGATTGAAGAGATTCAAAAACAAATCGATCAGGAGACAAAAGATGGAGATAATGAAGTTCCATCTGGTGACGACCCTCGTTGGGACGGATAATTTTATAAATATATAAACAAGGATAAACAAATGAATGTAAATGAATTGATAAAGAATCTACAAGATGGAGATAACGTTTCAGCAAATAAACAGTTTAATACTGTAATGGCTGACAAAATGACAGCTGCTCTTGATGCAAAGAAAATAGAAATCGCATCAGGAATGGTTCAGCGTAAAACTTCAGAAGAAGCACCTGTAGTAGCTGAAGAACAAACAACTGAAGAGGATTAATATCCTCTATTACTAGGTATTTAAATGAAATTAATAACAGAGTACGTAGAACAAAATATAGAAACGATTTGCGAACAAAAGAAAGATGGTAGTAAAGACTATTTCATCGAAGGTGTGTTCATGCAATCGAATAAAAAGAACAGAAACGGTCGTATTTACGAAAAAGCTAGCTTAGAAAGAGCAGTAGAAAAATACGTTACCGAACAAGTTAAACAAGGAAGAGCTGTTGGAGAGTTAAATCATCCAGAAGGACCAACAGTAAACCTTGACAAAGTTTCACACAAAATCACTGATTTGCATTGGCAAGGAAATGATGTTGTAGGAAAGGCATCAATATTAAAGACACCTATGGGAAAAATAGTCGAAGGACTACTCGAAGGTGGAGTTAAGCTTGGTGTTTCAAGTCGTGGTATGGGAAGTCTTGTACAGAAGAATGGCGCTAGTTACGTGGGGGACGACTTTATGTTGGCCACAGTAGATATCGTTCAAGACCCAAGCGCTCCAAGTGCATTTGTAAATGGAGTGATGGAAGGTGTTGAATGGGTATGGGATAACGGCCTAATTCGTCAACAAGATATTGAAGCAATTGAGACTGAAATTAAACGCGCTCCTCGCAAAGATTTGCAAGAAGCTGAAATAAGAGCGTTTAAAAATTTCCTCTCTAAATTAAATCTAAAATAGGAGAAAACTATTATGTCAGACGACAGAAATCAGTCAGACTTAGTTACATCTGTTGAAGAAGAGCAAGTAGATGCTCTCGTTGAAAATGAAATTTTAGACGAGGAATCTCTTGAAGAAACTTATGGCAAAGACAAGAAAAAAGTCAATGCTATGAAATATAACTCTAAAGAAGAACCAGTAGAAGAAGAGGAAGAAGATGAAGAGGAAGTCAAAGAAGACACTCCTGTAGTCGATATTCCAAAAACTAAAGCTGGAGTTATTCAAGCAACAGTTGATATGCTAAAGAAGGCTAAATCAGAAGACGCAAAGAAAATGTTCTCAAAGCTAGTTACTATTGATGATGAACCAGCAAATATTAAATCAGAAAAAGATGCAGAAAATACTACATCTAAAATGCCTGAACCTAAAGCGAAAGCTAAAGTAGAAGCCATTGATTTTTCTGACGATATAGATGCTATCATCCAAGAGGAAGCAACACTTTCAGACGGATTCCGCGGAAAAGCATCTGCAATATTCGAAGCAGTACTTACTAGTAAGTTAAGCGAAGAAGTTGACAGGCTTGAAGCAGAATATGCGCAAAATTTAGAAGAAGAAGTATCAGAAGTACAATCTTCACTAGTAGAAAAGGTAGATTCATACCTTAACTATGTAGTTGAAGGCTGGATGGAAGATAACCAACTCCAAGTACAGGAAGGTCTTAGGACTGAAATTGCTGAAGAGTTTATGACTTCACTACAATCAGTGTTCAAAGAACACTACATCGAAGTACCAGAAGGTAAAGAAGACCTCGTTGATGACCTCAGCGAACAAGTTTCTGAACTAGAAGTTACTTTAAATAAAACCACAGATGATAATATCGAGTTACATGCTAAAGTTCAAAACTTTGAAAAACAAGCTGTAGTAAGAGAACAATCATTAGGGCTTGCTGATACTGAAGCTGAGAAATTAGCATCATTAGTAGAAGATATCGATTTTGATAGCAAAGAAACTTTCGAAATGAAAGTGAAAACTGTTAAAGAATCATACTTCAAAAATGAAACTAACGAAACAGTGGATGAAGTTGACAGTTTATTAGGAGATGGAGCAGTCGAATCAGACGTTTCAGATACTATGGCTAGATACGGTCAAGCTATAACAAACTTTAATAATTAAGGAAAAAAAAATGTTTAATGCAGATAAAAACTTAATGGAAAAATGGAGTTCAGTACTCGATCACGAGTCAGTCTCCCCTATCCAGGATAACTACAAGAAAGCTGTCACAGCTAGATTGTTAGAAAACCAAGAAGTTGCCTTACAAGAAGAAAGAGTTCAAGCACAAGGAAATTATATTTCTGAAGCAGCAGCTGCCAATAATATTGGCGCTGGTAATATTGGTTCATTTGACCCAGTATTAATCTCTCTCGTACGTAGAGCAATGCCAAACCTTATTGCTTATGATATCGCTGGCGTTCAGCCAATGAGTGGACCAACTGGTCTTATCTTTGCAATGAAATCAAAATACTCAACCCAGGGCGGAACAGAGGCTTTATTTAATGAAGCTGATACTGACTTTACTGGTACAGGTACTCATCAAGCCGAGCCAACTGGTTTAGGTGGAGCAACTGATGCTGACTCAGACGGTACTATCGTCGATACAGCAGCTGCTGATATCACTAACACCTTTGGTACAGGTCTTGCAACTTCGGCTGCAGAAAGATTAGGAGTCGGCGCGTCCGGCGACGGTTCTTTCGGTGAAATGGCTTTCTCAATCGAGAAATCTACTGTAACTGCTAAGTCAAGAGCTTTAAAAGCTGAGTACACAATGGAATTAGCACAAGACCTTAAAGCAGTCCACGGACTAGACGCTGAAGGCGAACTTGCTAATATCTTATCAGCTGAAATTTTAGCTGAAATCAACAGAGAAGTTGTTAGAACTATTCTAACTAAAGCAAAAATTGGTGCTTTACAAACTTCAACTGCTGTTTCAGGTATTTTTGATGTTAACACAGACTCAGACGGAAGATGGATGGTAGAGAGATTTAAAGGTCTCATCATGCAAATCGAAAGAGAATGTAATGTTATCGCTAAAGAAACAAGAAGAGGAAAAGGTAATTTCATTATCTGTTCTTCAGACGTTGCTTCAGCTTTAGCAGCTGCTGGAATGTTGGATTATACTCCAGCTTTATCAGCTAACTTGAATGTTGATGACACAGGTAATACTTTTGCTGGTGTTCTTAACGGAAGAGTTAAAGTCTATATCGACCCTTATGCTACTATTGATTTTGTATGTGTAGGTTATAGAGGAACAAACCCGTATGACGCTGGTATGTTCTACTGTCCTTACGTACCATTAACAATGGTTAAAGCAGTTGGTGAGAATGACTTCCAACCTAGAATGGGATTCAAAACAAGATACGGTATGGTTGCAAATCCATTCGTAGCTGCTGACGGCACCGGTACAGACCGTGCTAACCAGTACTTCAGAATCTTCAGAGTTGACGACATTATGGTGTAAACCGTAGTTAGTTAAATCTAATTCGACTAAAGGGTTTCTTCGGAGACCCTTTTTTTATGTGTATAAATATTTTAGTATTAATTAAACAATGGAGAAATACAATGAATAAAATAATGTTAATAGGACTATCTATATTATCCCTTTCACAAGTTGCAAGCGCTAATATAAGTGGTACTATTGGAATGGAGTCCGAATACTTTTTCAGAGGAGAAAGTCAGGGCGAAGGTACAGCTATGCAAATGTCATTACACGGCGAGAAGTCTGGTTGGTTTGGTGGCGTATGGGCGAGTGAAATTGACCATGAAGTTTCTAGTTGGGAACATAATTTTTATGGAGGTTATTCTTTTGATTTATCAGAAGACACAAACTTTTATGGTGGTATAGTTAAATATGATTATGACAGCCACTGGTTAAAGGTTGGACCTGATGCTGAAAATGATAAAAACGATTTAAAAGAATACTTTATTGGTGGTTCTTTTAAAAGTGTTTCATTAGAACATTATGTCGACTCAGATAATAGTGATATCACATATACTCAGTTTGGGTATGATTTACCATTAGGTTTAGCTATGATAGACCTTATGTTAACTTGGGGTAGACACAATACTGGAGAAGATGTATTAGGATTAAAAGGCACAAAAGCTTTTGGCGATTGGGATATATCAGTTATGGCAATGAAGAGAGATGAAATGAAATCTCATTCATCTTTAGGTATACACTACAATTTTTAATAACTTTTAAGAATTAATTAAGGGTTTCTTCTGAGACCCTTTTTTTATGTGTATAAATAATAATATCCAATAAAGGATAGACACATACACACAGGAGAAAAATATGTCGAACAATAATAAATCAGGCTTTGAAATAAGAGCTGACTTACTAAACCAAGCACAAGGAATAATAGAGGGAAACCTTCAGAGGAAAATCGATGCAATTTATATGCATAAC